TTAGCACTTAATAAATTTCAAACTGAGACTCTGGTATTAACTACCTCGAATCAAACAATGTATACTGCTCCTACAGGGTATACTTCTATTGTCCTGTATGCACATATATCTAATTACGGAGCTGCAGATACTACTGTCACAATGTCTCATGTAAGAAGTAGTACTACAACGGAAATTATAAAAGGTGCTAATGTACCTGTTAATGATGCTTTTGTCCCTATGGAAGGAAAATTAGTATTAGAAACAAATGATTCAATACAAATTTCTGCTGGTGCAAACTCAACTTTGAAATGCATCTTGAGTATTCTAGAAACCGCAACGTAAACC